ATTTTTTTTGTAACGTATCCTGCAACATATCTATATGTTTCTGGCACTGCTTGTGCTATTTGTATTTGACCCATGCCCCATAGTTTTTCCAGCCATTTACTTGTGTAGTATCCGTTGTGTTGTATCTTGTATAGGTGTTCCAGGTCTGTTGGTTGCCATCCGTACAATATCATGTGATAGTGTGGTCTTGCTGTTTGTTCTCCGTATTCCCCTGCTACAAAATAGCGTAATTTGCCCCTATAAGCCTTCCTGAGACGTTTTAAGAACTTTTGAATGTCGGGATACAGTAATGTTTGGACGCTTTCAGGGCGCTTCTCTCCCGGTTTCCAGACGTATTGTACTTTTCGCATGATTTCGCCTGTGTTTACTATCATGCCTGGTACATGGTCATCATCATAGGTTAGTGTGATAAACCAAACTTCTTCTTTTGGATAGTCTCGTGCTTCTAATTCTATTCGTGTTGTCCAATCCTCCCTTTGTCTGATTCTGCATCCGATGCACTGTCCGCATGGTATTAGCATGATATCTTTTCTAAACATTAAATCTTCATATTTTAGCTGTTTTCCCGCTAACTGAGAATAGCGGGAGAGTGTATACACCCTCCCGCTAATTTCTTTGTCGTTCGGGTTGTACAGCCTAATTAATGGCTTGTAACAACTCACTTTTTGATTTCACCTCCGCCGCCGCCATGCTCTGTTCCGCTTTTGCTCTTGTGCGTTTTGCTTTGCGATTTTGTTGCTTTTTCTATTGCTTTTCCGGTATCGCTTCCGATGTTTGTTAAAGCCTTTGCTAATCCATAAGGCGTCATTTGCGTACTACTGAGCATCTGTTGCCAGCTTTGTGATGCGTTGTACCAGTCGCTTTTACTCCAGCTATTGCTTTCGTATGCGTTCGGTACAAATCCACCGCTTCTGCTTACTCCTAGTGCGCTACTGCTTGCAAGTCCCATGCTTGCTCCACTAATTGTTCCTGCTGAACCGCCTGGTGTGCTTGCTCCACCGTTTGCAAAGGCTAGAATTGGATTCAGTCCAGCTTTTTTCATATCTTCAACGGCTCTTTGATATGCTGTATTGCTCATGTGCTCTTGCCATTCGCGGTTTGCTAGTGCTTCTGCACTGTTGTAGTTCATTGCTACGCTGTTTTCAATGTGGTTGTATACGCCTTGCATGATTGCTTGTAAGGTGTTGTAACCCATCTGTTTTAACATGCTTTGACTGTTGTATTTGCCTTGCATGGCCGCTTCTTGCCCTTGGTATGCATATGCCTGTTTAAGCCAGTCGTTTACCTGTTGAACGTTTGTTCCTGAATGACTTCCGCTTTCTGAATGACCGCCGCCTTCGCTTGTACTGCCTCCGCTACTTTGGCTGTTACCGGTTTGACCCCATCCGCCGAATATTCCAGCAACGTCTTTTGCCGCTCCGGCGACTGTTCCGATTGTATTTGCTACGTTTCCCGCTACGTTTAAGCCGGTTAAAATTCCTGATAATACACTCATTTAAAAATAGCCCGGATTTCTCCGGGCTTCCTCCTTTCTTACAGTTTGTACAAGCCTGGCACACTGTACAATGGCATCCGTCTCGTGGTTTTGTTCGTTACTCGGATTGCGCCGAAAAACTGCGGCTCATTCTGTACGATGAGTGTACGCGCAATTTCTTCTTTTCCTTCTGCCATCCAGCTTTGCGACAGTGTTGGTACGGCTGAATAGTAGTCGGCATAATGCCAAAAGTCCAGTGTTCCTGTTGCGTTGCTTCTCATCAGACCGCTTACTCGGTTTGGTTTCATTCTGTAGTCTGCCCAGGCTTCTTGGTATCCGAATGTATCTTCATCTGATGCTGCGCCGGTGAGCATGATTTCTTTCTTTTTTACAGGCTGCTCTCCTACGTTTGCGAACTGTGGTACATAATAGTCCAGTCTGTCCGTTCTGCTCCAGAATCGTTCCAAGCCTTGCTGGTAACTGTGATTGTGTCGTACGCAACATACTCCGATTATAAAGCCGTGTTCTTCAAAGCTCTTTGTGAAGGAACTTTCATTGATTGGCGTTACTGACATTGCGCCAGTTTCACCGATAGGTGTGTCTGTATTGCTCTGCTGTCCGCTTGTCTGCACGATTTGGTTCATATTGACATGGTATCTGCCACCGCCAAGGTATTCCGGGATTTGTACAGTTTTATCCGAGATTACAACGTCCCACAGTGCTTGTACCTGTTCGCGGTATCTGCTGCCGCCTCGTGCAAGTGCTTCGTAGTACTGCTGTACTGCTACCGCTTTTCTTAGGTCGTTGATGGTTGCTGCTGTTACACTGCTGAGGTCTGCGCCTAGGTATACTACGCTATGGTCTGTGTTTGTTCCGTCTCCGATGTTTAAGTATGCTGACCCTGTGCTTCCATCTTCTGCGATTGCATACAGTCTGTTTTTGACGTTGTCCGGGTTTGTGCTTCCGTCAAAAAAGCTGTTTGCATATAGAAGTGTCTTTTCTTCAAATTTATCATTTGTGAATCCGCTTATTTTTGCATTGCCCTGCATCGGCAGTGTCACTTCCGGGCCGCGCTGAGGGTACGGCAAACAGCTGGTAAAGTAGTCGTGGAATTTGTTTACAGGTAAGCATCTTCCTCCCTTTATTGCTTCCAGCAGTGTTCTTTCTATTTCATCATTGCTTGTGTCGAGGTATGTCACGTCCTCATCACCTGTTTTAATTACTGCCGCATTATCAACGTTTTCATCTCTGAAAAATTCGTTCCAAATTTTCACATATCCTCTGATGGGTAATGCGTTGACCTCGAATTTCCCTTTAATTTTTGTCGGTACTCCCATGTAGTCCAGGATTGAATTTTCGTATGGTAGTGCAGCTTGATTCGTACCCATTATTTTAATTTTGGGTACTTTGTATTCCTTTGTTGGCATCCATGGCGTGTCTTCTACTTCTCCCATGAACTGTTTGAAATTATCCCATAAGATGCGATTCGGACAATAGAAGTAGTAGAAGTCGATAAATGCGTCGTCCATCACCGGATACTTTGGCGTGGTCATTCTGATGATTGCTGCCGTGTCCACGCTGAAGGTATCGCCCGGTAATACCTCATCAACATAGAATGGAATCAGTTTGCCGGAATCGAACGTTGTGAGAATATTCTGGTCGCGGTTGAACCGTGTCCTACTTGCTTTCATTTCCGGAATCTGGTTAAAGTGTCTTTCATTGTTTCGATTCACTTTTCTTCCTCCTTCACTTCAGATTCTTTTGTCGGTTCTTCCTTTGCCATTTTTTGAAGTTCTTTAAGCTTCATGGCGTTTGCCTGTGCGGTCGCTACCATGCGGTGATACTCGTGAATATTCTGCGGAAATTCGGTGATATCTACTTCTGTTCCGTTTAGTGCTCCTTCGGACAGACTTTTCAGAAACTGCGGGTCAAAACTTGCTTTCCGGACAATGTTTTTGATGTCGCATTCTTCCGCATAGCTTTCGATTTCCTGCTGTATGTCGATTGGTTCAGTTTCTTGTAACTTTTCTTTGCCTTTCTCGTCTTTTGTCCAGACGTATTGTTTTCGCATTTTTTCGCCCGGTTCAGAAAAGAAGGGCTTTCGCCCTTCTTCGTATCGTTTATTCATGCGGCTTGCCCTCCCAGACCTTTTCGGTGTCGTTCGTGAATGTGCCGATTTCGTCTTCGAATACTGCCAATTTGAAGCCGGTATAGTCGCCCGGCTCCTGTCCGATAAAGGTTTTTTCGTCCTTTGCCATTACATTGCACATACGTGCAAAGGTTGCGTTGTTTTTGTTTTCGCCTACCCATGCATAGCACTTTGCTACGTTGTCCCAGACGCCATAGTAGTTGTGTTTCATTGTTTTTTCTCCTTTTTTACAGCCGGATGCCACCACGCATAGGTTTCTGGCTGAGGTTGATGTTTTTGGTTTTGCGTGCGGTTACGTTAAACATACGGCGGTCTTTTGCGCCGTTCATGGTTTTACGATGCCGTGCCATTGTTATACTCCCTTCTCATCAGTTCCAGTTCTATAGCGTTTGCAAATCTCTTCATTTGCCAAATTTCTTCTATCAGTCTTTTTGCATCTTCGATCTTTGACATTTTTCTAAGCATTTTGTAATTGCTATCGATTTCTTTGTATTTTCGTGTGAGCAGTTCTTTTAGTGCTTCTTCGGTCTGGTCTCTTACGTTCCATGTTTTGTTCATCATGGTTTTACTCCTTTTCCTTTTCGTTGATGCTATCATGCAGTGCGTGATAGATTTCGTCAAGCTTTTCCAGAATATCCATCATCAGCCGGATTGCCTGCTTGACGTCTTTAATGGAAATCAGTGCCATTTTATACCCCCTTTCTGTATTTGCTGGTTCTCACGTCTAAGTGTACCCAACTTTTGTATACGATAATGCCGCATTCATTCGGTGTGATTTTATTCAGTTCGTTGGCAATTTCTTTTGCGCTCATTCCATTTACTCGAATGTCTGCAGCCATACCGCACATATGGTAACTGTATCTTGCTCCCCCGCATTTCTTGTTCCACTCTGGTGTTCTGTATCCGCTGGTGATGATGACAGGTTTTTCTGTTTTGTTTCTGAGAATGTCTAAGATTGATACGAGGTGTTCGTCTATAAATACTACTTGAGAGCCGTCTTTACATGCAAATTCTTTTACTTTAAAGTGCTGTCCTACTTTTTCGTTTGCGTCTCTTGCCATGAAATAGCTTTTAATCATTTTCGTCAACCTTCTTTACTTCCGTTATTTCGTATCTGTCAAGCCCGTGCCCCGTTTCGTCGATTAACCGTTGTACAGTAACGTTTCTTGCGTCTACAGGGTCAATCGCGACAACCATATAGCAATCGTGGATTTTTTCAGTGTTATTGTATACGTACACGTTGTATCTCTTCATGGCATTGCACCATCCTTTCCCCTTCTATTTTATTATATGTCAATAGCTTTTAAAAGGGTTTTTGCGTTTTGTAATAATTTTGTAACCAGCCTGTACTCCTTTGTTTTGAATGGCGCTTTAGCGCCTTGCCGTATGGAGCGCAGCGGAATTCGGCTGAATCCGTTCCTTTTTAGCGCTGTGCGCGTTTTCAACACTTTTAACACTTTCAACAGGTTTTCCACAAAATGTTGCACAAATGTTTTCGTCATTTTGACGGACTTTCAACATTTCAACAAATTTTCAACAAAACTTTCAACAGTATTTTTCGCTTTTTTCCTACGTTTTAGCGTTAAATTTTAGTACTTTTCAACTTTTTCACTATCTCTACTACTACTCCTACAACAAGTTAATATTATATCGCGCGTGCGCGCGTGCGCGCTATCGCGCGTGTGCGCACGTGCGAATTAGCTTACTTGATAGACTGGATAGACTGAATAGGCTGATACATGGAGCCTTTAGACGACAATCACCTAGCCCAGTTCTTACTTGATAGGTACTGGGCTAGGTGACACCGTTAAAGTGTCCCCCTCTTCTTCATCTGCTTCTTTATCACTCTTTCTTTTGTCTTGCATTGTTCTGCAAAGTCTGTGTTTTCATACTTTAGCCTGTTTTCTGCGATTGCTGCTGCTTGTCTGTTCTGTTTAATTCTCCACAATCTTTGTGGGTTTTCTGCTTCCATCATTTTTTCATAATAACGTGGAATTTGTGCGTGTTTGCCGTTTGTGCATTGGATGTATCCTTGTCTCCAGATTTCTGCTTTGTGTTCTTGATAGTAGTGGTCTCCTAAGCCTGGCTTAAGGCTCATACATGCGAAAGGCTTTGTTTGCCCTAGTTCGTAGTATATGTTTGCTTTTTGGCCGTCAATTTCGTACATTTTTTTTGTAACGTATCCTGCAACATATCTATATGTTTCTGGCACTGCTTGTGCTATTTGTATTTGACCCATGCCCCATAGTTTTTCCAGCCATTTACTTGTGTAGTATCCGTTGTG